GGAAGAACTGGAACTGATCAACCTGTAGCAGTCTGTGATAAGTGTGTTAACTGGGTTGATTTGGATGAATTCCTAGTTGAGAATCCAGATTTTAATACTAATATGTTCTTACAAACTCTTGAAGGATATGGTCCTGGCGAGTAGCAACTTAACTAACTGTCACAACGATGAAGACGTTTCAAGAATTTATGGTAGAATGTTCTCAGTTGCAAGAGAGCAGCCTAACTAGGATAAAATCCAAACACGATAAAGGAGGAGTGGCAGTCCTTTCAGGAAGTCGTGGTGACAAATCATCTAAAGAGAATAAAGCACGGGCTAAGCAATTAGATCGTGATATTCGTGGTCGTGGTCTACCAGGTGCCACTAAGGTAACTGGTAGATACACTGAAAAAGATGACAAGACTGGTAAAGAAACAAAAGTAAAAGAAAGAAGTCATGTTGTGACTTCGGGTAAAAAAGGTAAGAGAAAGTTTAAGAAAGCAGTTAAGGCACTTGGTAAAAAATATAGCCAAGATGCGGTTATTACCCAATCAAAAGGTGGCGGAGGTGCTACCCTTAAAAGAACCCGTAAAGGAGGACTTCCCAAAAGGAATATTCCTGTCGGTAAAATGAGACCAGGAAGAACTGGGGAAAATGATACTCGTATTAAAGGAAAAACCTACACTTATGAGTGACTTTAACATGAACATTTTGAAATCATTAAATCAGAATATTAAAAACATCTTTGTTGGTTCTCATAAAGGGGATGATATTAAAGATGAATGGATAAATCCATTGGATACTATGCCTCTTGCCAATGGTACTAATAGGTATGCACCAGCAGGAAGACTAAGGGAATTAGAGGCAGAACTTGCAGATAAGAATAAGATAGTAGTAGAAGAGAATCCACGACCTGAAGAAGAAGTGGCAATATGGTTTAGTAATAAGAAAGAACAACCTGACGAGAGTGATGTGATTGAAGAAGAAAAAACGATGCATCAAAAGATGTATGAGATTGCCACTGCAAAGTATAATCCTTTTGCTATAGGTGGCTCAGAAAATTTAGGGGGAGGTTCTGAAGAAAGATTGAAAAAAGAATTTACTCCTGAAAATGATCCTTATGGAGGGTATTGAGATGACTAAACCTTATGATGACTCCAATTGGAGAGAAGAGTATAAAGGATATACTTCTAGCAAGTATGAGTTAGATCTTCTTGAGAATGGTCCCAAGAGTCTTGCAGCTAGCTGGATGATGGGTGCCTTGCATAATAAGTGGAAGAAGATGAAGGGGTATAAAGAACCTGAACCACCTGATTGCCAGAGTAGCATGAAGGAATGGGAAGATAGTATAAAAAAATATAGTCAATAAACAAACTGTCTACTTGGGGATCTATTGATCCCCTTTTGCGTATACAATACATGTATTGAAACGCATCACATTATGTTTGAGATCAAAATGACTCGTGAAGAAATTCTTGAAGGTTTAAAAGCAAACTACGGAACTGAATTTACCGCAGCAGATGTGAGGGGGTTTTGTAGAATGAATGATATTGCTTATCAGACTGTCACTAAGAAACTTAAAGAATTTAATGTGGGAAGGGGAAAATGGAATTTGGAAGTAACTACAAAAGCAGTAGAGAATATAGAGAAGTCTTTTAATGCTCCTTCTGTTACCCCTCATCTTGAGCAAAATTTGGTTCCAGAAAAAGATTTAACATTTGTTAAATTTGGTCCTTTTAATGACCTTAAAAAAATTATTCAATCTAAGCAATTTTATCCTACATTTATTACCGGATTATCTGGTAACGGTAAGACCTTCTCTGTAGAACAAGCATGTGCTCAGGCAGGTAGAGAACTTATCCGAGTAAACATTACAATAGAAACAGATGAAGATGATCTCATTGGTGGCTTCCGCCTTATTGACGGCGCAACCGTATGGCACAACGGACCAGTTATTGAAGCTCTCAATAGAGGGGCTATCTTGCTCCTTGATGAGATCGACCTTGCCTCAAACAAAATCCTCTGTCTCCAACCCATCCTTGAAGGTAAAGGAATTTTCCTTAAAAAGATTGGAAAGTTCATCGAGCCAACCACAGGATTCAACGTCATCGCAACGGCAAATACTAAAGGTAAAGGTTCAGACGACGGCAGATTTATTGGAACTAACGTGCTCAACGAAGCCTTCCTTGAGAGATTCCCCGTCACCTTTGAACAAGACTATCCAGCAGTAACTATAGAAAGAAAAATTTTAGGTGGAGTTGCTTCTACTCTTGGAGTAACTGATATTAATTTTATTAATAGACTTGTAGATTGGGGTGATATTATTCGTAAGACTTTCTATGATGGGGGTATAGAAGAGATCATTAGTACCCGTCGTTTAGTTCATATTGTTCGTGCTTTTTCTATCTTTAAGGATAAAGCAAAAGCCATTCAAGTTTGTGTAAACAGATTTGATGACGAAACTAAGCAAGCATTCTTAGAACTTTATGATAAAGTAGATAATGAGTTTGAGTTGCCAAATGAGGAGGAGTAAGGTATGATTAATGCATGGAGCTTAGCCTATGATGAACTTTATGGAGATGGTATTGACCAGGAGTATCCAATTATGATTGATAAAAATAGAGTAACACCACAAGAAAGTGATGAGTATGATCCACCATCAACTCGTGGTGCCACAGCTGTAACTGTTTTGGGTGCAGCAGGAACTGATACAATAAGAATGACTGGTGGAGATGACCAAAGTTGGTGGGCGGATGATGGATTTAGTGTGACTGGTAATCCAGCAGGATCTTCTCAGGATACTATTACTTTTACTGGAATGGGTAGTGGTGCTGAGGCAGCTGATACTCTTAATTTTGGTGGATCTAATCTTCCTGGAGGATTGGGTGAAGATCATATTAGTTTTAGTGGGGTTGCTGGAACTCAATGGGATGATCCAAAGTATTATGCTCGCACTGATGGTTATCCAGGAAGTGTAAGTGATGCTTTACGGTTCTCTCATGAAGGACCTTCTACAATTAATTTTGGAGATGATCCTTATGTAACAGCACCAGATGTTAAACCAGAACCAAATTTTAATTATAAGTCACAAAAATATGAAGAAGATAAAGGAATTGCAGATCTTCAGAATTATGTTTCTTCCACCTATTCTGGTCATTATACTTCTAAGAACAATAACGTTCAGACACTCGATCTTATCCAATCCGTTGGCGATGCAGAGTCTTTTTGCCGCAGCAATGCCATTAAGTATTTGAGTCGCTATGATAAGAAAGGACAAGCAAAACGTGATATACTAAAGGCAATGCATTATTGTTTGCTTCTTTATTATTTCAGCGGCAACACTCAAGAACCTGATTACACTAATCCTCGTTATGAAACTTTCTGATTCAACACTTTCACTTCTTAAAAACTTTTCGACTATTAATCAGTCAATTCTTTTTAAGAGGGGGAATAGACTTCGCACAATTAGTGTGATGAAAAATATTCTTGCTGAAGCAACTATTTCAGAAGAATTTTCTAAAGACTTTGGTATTTACGATCTTACTCAATTTTTAAATGGTTTAGGTCTTCATCATAATCCAGAACTAGATTTTCAGGATGAGAGTTATGTAATTATTAAAGAAGGAAGATCACGTTCTAAGTATTTCTTTGCAGATCCTAATGTAATTATTACTCCTCCTGAAAAGCCAATAGAACTTCCAAGTGAGGATGTAACATTTGAGATTAGCACTGAGCAGTTAGAAAAACTTCTTAAAGCAGCAGCCATATATCAACTACCTGATTTATCAGTAGTAGGTGAAAATGGTGTTGTTAAAATTCTTGTTAGGGATAAGAAGAATGATACTTCTAATGATTTTTCTATTGTAGTAGGAGAAACCACTGACATATTCTCCTTTAATTTTAAAGTAGAGAATATTAAGATTATTCCTGGCACTTATGATGTAGTGGTGTCTCAAAAACTTCTTTCTAGATTTACTAGTAAGAATTATGATTTAACATATTACATTGCATTAGAACCGGATTCTACATTTGGAGATGTATAAGGTAGGAGGCAAAGAATTTGATGATTGGACACTTGCACAAGATCAAGCTGTCCAATTATTGGAAGACGGCATAGAATATGTCCGTATATTGCAGTGGGATGAAGAACGTGAAACTTGGGCGTTGCTCCAAGAATTAAATTTAGAAAGGGGTATTGTACCAAAAAAAAATTTTAGTACTACTACTCTCACACCACACTATGTAAGATTGAGAAATTATGAGGGATGAATTCCTTTGGGTTGAAAAATATAGACCCAAGACAATTGAAGATTGTATTCTTCCAGAGTCTACAAAAAAGACTTTTCTTAACTTCCTAGATAAAGGGGAGGTTCCAAATCTTCTTCTTGCTGGTCCTGCGGGATGTGGTAAGACAACTGTGGCAAAAGCTTTGTGTGCTCAACTGGGGGTAGACTTCTATGTCATTAACGGATCAGACGAGGGAAGATTCCTCGATACGGTACGTAACAATGCAAAAAACTTTGCATCTACTGTATCGTTGTCTTCGGAAGCGAAGCACAAGGTCATCATCATTGATGAGGCAGATAACACAACATCCGATGTACAACTCTTACTTAGAGCAAGTATCGAAGAATTCTCAGGAAACTGTAGATTCATCTTTACCTGTAACTACAAAAACAAAATCATTGAGCCCCTCCATAGCAGATGCGCCGTTGTTGAGTTCGGAATTAAAGGAAAACAAAAACAAGAAATCGCAGCAAAATTCTTCTCAAGACTTGTATCCATCTTGGACGGAGAACGGATTGAAGCTGATAAGAAAGTCCTCGCAGAACTCATCAATCAACACTTCCCAGACTGGAGAAGAGTCTTAAATGAATGTCAAAGATATTCTGTAAGTGGAAAAATTGATAGTGGTATTCTTGCACATTTTTCAGATGTAAAAGTAAATGATCTCATTAAAAACCTTAAAGAGAAAAACTTTCCAGAAGTACGTAAATGGTGTGTCGATAATCTGGACAATGATCCTGCTGTACTTTTGCGTCGCATTTACGATAATCTTTACACTTCCCTTATACCTAGCACCATTCCTGCTGCTGTTCTTATTATTGCTAAGTATCAGTATCAGATTGCCTTCGTTGCCGACCAAGAGATAAATATGCTTGCATGTCTTACCGAGATTATGGTAGAATGTAAATTCAAGTGAAGAAGAAATCTCCTTTTCAATTAGATTGTTTTGGATTTATAGGAATTATCTTATTAATTAGTGGAATTTTTTCTTCAATTGTCAGTGTTTATGCTATCCTGGAGATTATGAAATGAATCAAGAACTATTATCTTTATTAAAGAATTATGCTTATCGTCATGGTCAGTTCCTTCTTTCTTCAGGTAGAAGTAGTGAACATTATATAAATTGTAAACCAGTTATTCTTACTGGTAAAGGGTTAGATTTAGTATCTAATATAATTCTTGATTGTATTGATGACGATGTTAAAGCAGTTGCTGGTCTTACATTAGGTGCTGATCCTCTTGTTAGTGGGGTGGCTATGGCATCTCATTTATGGAATCGTAGATTGACTGGTGGGTTAATTGTTCGTAAAGAACCAAAGGGTCATGGTATAAGTGCATGGATAGAGGGTCCAGTGCTGCCAGAAGGGTCTAAGGTAGTTGTCTTAGAAGATGTTATAACAACGGGTGCTTCTGCTATTAAAGCAGCAGAGAAGGTAAGAGAGGCAGGATATGTTGTTGATACAGTAATTTCTATTGTAGATCGTCAAGAACATGAAGAAGTGGATGATGCTATGGCTCATCATAAGTTAGCACTTAAAAGTATTTTTGTATTGGATGATATTATAAAAGATGATAATGTGGAGTATACTCATGATTCTGAGGGGTGTTGATGCCAAAAATGAATAATCATGTTAAACTAGTATTTGCACTAGAACATATTGCCCATTTAGAAGATCTTATTCAAGATAATGAATGGAAATCTTTTTTAATTCAACCATTAACAACTATGAAATATGAATTTGAAAGACAACTCAAACAAGAAGAAACTAAAAGAGGAATTTAATCATGCCTAAAGAAAAGAAATTTGTTCAATATGTAGAACCTCAAAGTACTGATTATCTTGAATATGAAGTTCTAGGAAGATCGGTAAAGGAAGGAGTGAAGAGTGATGAGCATATAGTTAGAATAAAGAAGATTTGTAGAGGTAATCCTGAAGAAACCTTTGAGACAGAGGAAGTAGTCAGTTATGTAGTTCCTCATCCTGAACCAGAAGTGGTAGAGGTTGTAGAACCAGTTAAAGAAAAGTCAAAGAGAGTTGCTTTAGGAGTGATTCCTCTACCAGATAACTTTAGAAAAAATAAAAAATGACTATGAAGGAAATAGGTCTTGAACCTAAATTTATTCCTAATGAAAAATCTTCAACTGGATGGTCAGAAAGAGTTCCTTGGACAGATGATGAGTGTATTCTAATTGCTTTAGATAATTCTCGTATGTTGTGTGGACTGGATAAGGGACAAGTAGAGCGTATAATTAAAGAGAGAATGTTTGGACCTGAATTTTTCCCCAATCGCTTGTTAAAACAATGACTGAAAATGTGACAGTAGTGGCATCTGCTAAGAGTCGTGATCCTTATCCTGTTTATAAGTATTTTAGAGACCCTGAAGAATGGGTTGGTAATGGAACTGTTGTAGTTTCTTGCAAAGATGGTCAGGTTAATGTTAAAATAATGGAAAAGGATTCTATTAAGATTCATCATCTTTGTGTTTATTCAGATGATGGTCCTGTTACATCTGTTATTACTGAACAATTTGAACATCCGGCATGACTAAAAAACTAACTAAAAAACAAAGACATCAAGTAAAGAGTAGGTTCTACTATATTTTCTGGGGTGCAGCAACTTTATCAGTATTCGCTGGTCAGTTGTATGTGGGTTCTGGTTATCGTAAAATGTCTAAATCTTTTGATAGAATTGTTAATACTGTTATAATAGAAGTGGAAAAACTAAATCCACCCACTCATCATCCTATACTACCAGAGGCATGGGAAGATGAATTAAAAAATCCTATACATTATCTCAATGATTTTAATTAATCTAATACCTCATGGAGATTTTCCTGGTTTAACTCCTGAACAACAAGTAATTTCGATTGCTCTTGCTATTCTTTTTGGAGGAGTGGGAGCAGGTATTTGGTTTTCTTTCGGTCCAGGTAATAAAGAATTAGCTGATCCTTGGGAACTCGATGATGACTAAGTTAAAGGGAATTGATTATGTTATTATCCCTTTAATATTTTTGGAATACTTTGTTCAAAAATGTCTTTGCTTTCCTTATCATCTTTATATAAAACTTGATCATTGGAACTTTAATCGTAAACTACCTAAATGACTGAAGAAGAATTAGAAAAAGAACGTCATATTGATGATGACTGTAATGTAGTTGCTCATTATTACAGAGCAAAATCTATGCATCCAAACATTCCTTTTTACCTTCAAGATGAGATGGGTAATACATTTGAGTTTGGATGGAGTCTCATTTATGAGTATATCTCTAATATATCATATTATCCTGATTGGTAATGAAATTAACACAAGAAGTAATTGACAAGATTCAAGAAGCCATGAATCATACTAAAATGAATGGTGATATGAATTGGTTAGATGGAGATGAGATTGATGTATGTCTTGGTGGTACTTTTGCCGGAGATAAATTTATTAGTATAATAAACAGAACACGTAGCAACACTACTAAAAAATGAAATCTTTGAAGTCTCTTAAGACACCTCTTCGTTATCCCGGCGGCAAGTCTCGTGCTTGCACTAAGATGGATCCATATTTCCCAGATCTTCGTAATTATGTGGAGTTTAGGGAACCGTTTCTTGGTGGAGGGAGTGTAGCACTTCATGTAACAAAGAAGTATCCTCACTTAAAGATTACAGTTAATGACTTATATGAACCGTTAATAAATTTCTGGGTTCAGTTGCAGACATTTGGTGATGAATTAACAGAGAAGTTGAGGCAGTATAAATCTACTCATTCAGATCCTGTAGGAGCAAAAGAACTTTTCTTAGAATCAAAAGAAGCAATTAATAATAGAAGTCTTGGTGATATAGAACGAGCTGCAGCATTTTATATTGTTAATAAGTGTTCGTTTAGTGGATTAACAGAAAGTTCTTCCTTTTCAAAACAAGCATCTATTTCTAATTTCTCTATGAGAGGGATTGAGAAGTTACCTGGATATTCGGAATTAATATCTCATTGGCATATTAATCAGTTTTCATATGAGTATTTGATGGAAAATGGAACTCATGATGGATTATTCATGTATCTAGATCCTCCTTATGATATTAAGGATAATCTTTATGGAAAGAGTGGATCTATGCATAAGGGATTTAATCATGATACCTTTGCAAAGGTGTGTGATAAATATGACATACCTATGATGATCAGTTATAATGCCGATCAGTTAGTAAAAGATAGATTTAAGAATTGGAAAGCTGCTGAGTTTGATTTAACTTATACAATGCGTTCTGTTGGTGAATATATGAGAGACCAAAAAGAAAGAAAGGAATTAATACTAATGAACTATTCGGTAGAAGAGAGGATTGCAGCATGACATTAACTCCACAGGAAAAATTAAATACATTACGTTGGAGAGAAAATAATTATGAGGATATTATTTTCTATTCATATAAAGTAAGTCCTCATGATCATATTAACGATCATGAGATGAAACGTTTTGAACATAGCATTTCTTCACTTAGGGAGTTTAATAATGAAATACCTGTTTATTTGTTTTGCGATGACCCTTCTCTTATTCCCTCTCATTTCGTTACTGATTACTCAGTAAAGGTTAAACCATTTGAAAAGGGATTCGATCATAACCATTTGTTTATTCATAGATGGTGTAACTTAAAATATTTTGAGAAGAGATCGCATAATATTTTATATGTTGATTCTGATGTCATCTTTTATGATGATGTTCAATATATCTTTAATACTTATTGCACTTCTCAGGTATATGGTAGAGAAGAGTTTGGGTTCCGTCATGAGCCAACAGCAGGTGGTGGAAGGAATATAAGAGAGCAGTTGGATATGGTTGATATAGGTATTTTTGATTTAGGTGGAACTGCTCCCATGTATAAGTTCTGTATGGGTGTTCTTTTGTTGAATGATAATATCCATCAAGGTATTGTGGCATCCTTGAATGATATGATTGATTTAATGGATAAAGTTACTACCAATCAAATCTTTTCTCCTATTCCCAATAGAAGAATATTAGATGAATATGTAATGTGGGTTATCCTTAGTAGGATAGGTGCTATTGCAGGAATGTTTGCTGTGCAAGATGTTACTCAGGGATGGATAGAAGAGAAGCATCAAGAATATTTTAATCCCGTTATATGTCATTATACAACTAAACAAGAACAACAATTTGCAAGATCAGATGAGAAATATAAGAATCTTATTAGAGATGCAGATGGATTGATGCAAGAGATTGATCCTTATTCAACTCTTCCAGAACAAACTATTGATCATCTATCTTATGATATGATAGAATCAATGGCAGAAGATCATGGTGTTATTGCATCAGATGTTTGGTCAGATTTAAATCCTTCCTTAGATGAGGGTGGAAATCTTTCTATTGTGGATCTTGAAGATGGAACTTAAAGACTGGTTAAATTCTATCAACTTTAATAAGAGTAATCTTATTGAAGAAGATCCTTCATTGATAAAAGATTATGCTCCCTATATTATTAATCGTTGTTTATCAGGAAATCTTGATTGCATTATGTTTGCAAACGAGATGAATAAATATCCTAATCTAGATAAAGATATGCAATATAATTTTTATCTAAATACACTTAGGAAAAAGAAGAGATTTTCTCCCTGGCTCCGTAAGGAAAAAGTCACGGATCTCCAAAGTGTCAAACAATACTATGGTTATAGTAATGAGAAAGCATCTCAAGCACTGAAAATTTTATCAAAACAACAAATCGATTACATTAAACAACGACTTGAAATTGGAGGATCGAAATGACTACTACGGTAGAACCAGAAGTAAAATGGTCGCAAGACCAAATGGTAGAAGTGCTTCTCAATGAACCTGATGATTTTTTAAAGGTTAGAGAAACTCTTACTAGAATTGGCGTAGCATCTAGAAAAGAAAAGAAACTATACCAAAGTTGCCATATTCTGCATAAGCAGGGTAGGTATTATATTGTCCATTTTAAAGAGTTATTTGCACTTGATGGGAAACACGCTAACCTTACTACTAACGATGTTCAGCGTAGGAATCGTATTGCTCGTCTTCTTGCTGACTGGGGTTTAATTAATGTTGTAAAACCAGACTCAGTTGCTGACATTGCACCATTAAACCAAATTAAAGTTCTTGCTTATAAAGATAAGGGTGACTGGATCCTTGAGCAGAAATATAATATAGGTAAGAAAGGAAAAACAACAGAAGAATGACGGTTAATACTATATTATTAATCCTTTTAGTGATCGTTAATTACTCTAATTTCTATCTTACTCATATTCATGGTAGAAAACCGAAAAGATTGGGACGGCAATCATCCCCTCGTCTTTTAAGAGATCGTGTATAATTAGTAATGAACGCCGTAAGGGTTCACAAAACACAAACTCGCTTAAAAAGGAGCTACTATCATGGGTACACTATCAAGGTATCACGCTGCAAATCTTCCTGAACTGTTTGATCGGATTAGTAAGAACAGTATAGGAATGGACGATTATTTAAATCGTTTTTTCGATTTGGAAACAACTTCTAATTATCCTCCATATAATTTGATACAAGTAAATAATGTCGAATCGAAATTGGAAATCGCACTTGCCGGCTTCAAGAAAGATGAAGTACGAGTCTATACGGAGTTTGGAAAACTATATGTTGAAGGCAAGAAAGAAGAATCGAAAGATGTTGGAGAATTTGTCCATAAAGGATTGGCCAGCAGGTCTTTCACTAGGGTCTGGACAATCACAGATGATACCGAAGTTCGAGGAGTCGAATTCAATGACGGATTATTGGTGGTCCAATTGGGAAAAGTAGTTCCCGATCATCATGCTCGTAAGGACTTCTTATGACCCTCTCTAATGTTCTCCTCTGGTCTTGTATACCCTTTGTATTGACAACTCTTTACTTTGGGACCAGAGGAGGATATTATGATTCTGATAACTATACAGGAGACGGATGCGCTCACGACGTGAAGAGATAAAAATTCTTACAGCAGAAGAGATAGGTCATGAACCTCACTATCCCATAGTGAAGATGCTATTGCTGAATCCTCATGATCATACTTTTTGGTATGAAAAACCTGATGGAACTTTGTATATGTTTCATCGACGTAAGGGTTGGGATACAGAAGATTTTTATACTGAGGTGGATGGATATCAAATGGAGTTAAAATTTGATGTTGACGTAAAGAATAAAAAAGAGTATAATATAGAAAGGTAAAAGGTAGAAATGACTGTTAAACTATCTCTGTTAAAATCAGGAGAAGATGTCATTGCAGACATTGAAGAAATGATTCTCGACGAAAAGGTCGTAGGATATTTCTTTACCAATCCTTGTGTTGCTAAGATTTTAGCAAAGGATGGTGGAGATATTGGAAAAACTCCTTGTCAGATACAATTAACTCCTTGGATGCCATTAACAAATGATAAAAAGATTCCTTTAGCAGCCGATTGGGTTATAACTATTGTTGAGCCAATGCCTCAGTTAAAAAAAATGTATGAAGATGGAGTTTTAAAAGATGGCAGACAAGACGGTCAAAGTGATAGCACTGACGACGACTCAACACTTTTTGATCAGTGAGATTCAAGAGGTTGCTGCAGTAGATATT